GCCTACACGATTCTCTAAAGAACACTTTATAAGTCTTAGAGAGGACTATGTCTCTAGGGGTCTAGGGGATGTTTATAGTCAAGAACTATTAAACTACCCTATTGATGAAGCAGCAAGTTATTTCAAACGGCAAGATATGGTTGAAATGACTGAAAGAGATACAAAGAAGAACATGCGGTATTATGCTGCTGTTGACTTTGCAATTAGTACAGTAGCAAGAAGTGACTTTACTGTTATTGCTATTGCTGGTGTAGATGAGGACGGCATTGTACATATTGTTGATATTCGTAGAGGTCGTTGGGATGCTCTAGAAATTATTGATGAGATGTTCTCAGTTGAAAAGAAGTACCGTGTTGATTTGTTTGTTGTAGAGCGTGGGGCAATTGAAAAAGCCATTGGTTCTGTCTTACGGGCAGAAATGATTAAGAGAAATATGTATCTTAATCTACATCCAATGACCCCTACACAAGATAAGCAAACAAGGGCACGTTCCTTCCAAGCACGTCTTAAAGCAGGTGGTATTAGATTTAAAAAAGAAGCAGATTGGTATATGGACTTAGAGGATGAAATGGTTCGTTTTCCTAAGTCTAGGCATGATGACCAAGTTGATGCTCTTAGTTGGATAGGTTTAATTTTAGATGAAGTTCAAGAGGCATCTACTTCTGAAGAACTAGAAGAAGAGGCTTACCGCGAGTATGCTGCTGATGAACAGTATACTGGGAGATCACTTGTTACGGGGTATTAATGGCTTACTATAATGATGTAAAACTGACAACCAAAGAACTGGTTGAAAGTAGAAACATAGCAGAACTCATTGATGAAGATACTCTTAAAGATATGGGTAGGACTGTTATTGAGTTGTTTGAGCAAGATAAAGATAGCCGTAGTGATTGGGAAGTACGCACAGAAGAATCTCTGAAACTTGCTCTTCAAGTTGTAGAAGAAAAAACCTTTCCTTGGCCTGATGCTTCTAATATCAAATTTCCCCTTCTTACTATTGCTGCTCTTCAGTTTCATGCCCGTGCTTATCCTGCTCTAGTTCCTTCACACGAGGTTGTAAAGTGCCGTGTCATTGGTGCTGACCCTAATGGTTTGAAGGGTGCCCGTGCAAAGCGTATTAGTCAACATATGTCCTACCAGATTCTTGAAGAAGATGAGAACTGGGAAGATCAGATGGATCGTGTACTTATCACAATGCCTATTGTAGGTTGTGCTTTTAAGAAGACCTATTTTGATCCTATTAAAGAATGTAATATTTCTGAAAACATTCTTGCTAAAGATTTAGTTGTTCCTTACTTTACTAAGTCACTTGAGACTGCTTCTCGCATTTCTCATATTCTTTATCTTACTAAGAACGATATCTACGAACGTGTTACTCGTGGTATTTATTATGAGTTTGAAACAGATGTCCTTCCCTCTACCACTAACACAGATATTCTTCAAGTTGCTCAAGACGAAGCACAAGGCATTACTAAAATGTCTACCACTTCTAATGATCCCTATGAAGTAATCGAACAACACTGCCTTTGGGATTTGGATGGTGATGGCTATGAAGAGCCATACATTGTAACTGTCCGCCGCGATACCAAGCAAGTACTCCGCATTGTGGCCCGTTACTTTGAAAAGAGCATTGTCCGATCCAATGATAAAAAAATTCTTTCAATTAAAGCAGAACACTATTTTACAAAGTATCCGTTCGTCCCTAGCCCGGATGGTGGGTTCTATGATTTGGGCTTTGGAGTACTTCTCGGACCGCTTAATGCCTCAATCAACACACTTATTAACCAGCTTGTTGATTCTGGAACTATGGCTAATACGGCTGGAGGCTTTCTTGGTAGAGGGGTTAAAATCAGAGGAGGAGACTACTCCTTCAAACCCCTAGAATGGAAGAAAGTAGATAGCACCGGGGATGATCTGCGTAAAAATATTATTCCTTTGCCAGTTCGTGAACCAAGTCAAGTACTCTTTACTCTCCTTTCTCTTCTAATTGGGTATGGTGAGCGTATTGCTGGTGCTACAGATGTAATGACTGGTGAGACTCCGGGACAGAATACTCCTGCTGAGACCACTCGTAATGCTGTAAATCAGGGCATGAAGATTTTTAGTGGTATTTACAAGCGTACTTATCGTGCTTTGAAAGAAGAATTTAGGAAATTGTATCGTTTGAATCAGCTTTATATGATTGATACTGATTTTCAGACCACAGATGGTAATGTATTCATTCTGAAAGATGATTATATTGAGCCTACTTCTGATATTAGGCCAAATGCTGACCCTAATGTAGCAGGAGAAGAGCAAAGATTGCAACAAGCACAAGCACTTATGCAAATTGCTTCTTCTGGTGGTGGTTTTAATAGGTATGAAGTAACAAAACGCTTCTTAGAAGCTATTAATATTGCAGATATTGAGAAGATTTATCCTGATCCTGCTGGCCCCAATGCAATTCCTCCCGGTGTTGATCCAAAAATGGAAATTGCTAAAATGGATGCACAAGTTAAGCAGATGGATGGTCAAATTAAACTTCGTCTTGGTACTATGAAGTTGATGGCAGAAGCAGATGTGAATCGTGCTAAGATACAAAAGCTGGAAGCAGAGGCAATTAGAGCCCTTGCTCAAGCACAAGGAGTTGATACAGGGCAACAGATTGCTTTGTTACAGACTCAGATAGGAGCAGCAAAAGCAAAACAAGATGGTATCTTGAAAGCAGTACAGTTGTTGAAAGATATAATGAGTGATACAGGAGAAGGGAATGCAAAAGCAGGAATTTCTAGAATGGCAGCAACTACAGGTAACGGAGAGCTTCAAACTCCTCCTGAAGAAGAGGCGGTCGGAAATATACCAGTCGTGGGAGAATGAGGGTTACAGGACTGAGTATGATAATGCCAAAGCACTAGGCATGATTTATGTAATAAATAGTATCCTTGAGTTAGATTATGAGACATTAGTAGGAGGTTTGAGTGATTAAGAACAAAAGTGGTATTTGTCCTTTTAGGAATAGTATTTTACTTCTTCCTAAACAGATTAGTGAGAAATCAGAATCTGGAATTATTATGTGCTCTCCAGCACAACTAGAAAGGGAACAACTTGGACAAACAGAAGGAGTAGTTGTAGCAATTGGTTCAACAGCTTTTAAAGAATCTGGAGCATCTGATTTACCAAAAGTTGGAGATACTGTAGTATTTACACGATATGCTGGAATGATGAGAAAAGGTAGTGACGAGTTGCAATATCGTCTTATTATTGATGAGGATGTACGAGCAGTAATTCAAGGAGATAGTGATGAGTGAAGAAATTGAAGGTGTACAAACTGAAATGTTTGAAGAGTTGGATGTTCAATCTGAAATTGCACCAGAAGTAATCTCTGAAGCAGAACGTTTTGGTTGGGTTCCAAAGGAACGCTTCCGTGGTTCTGAAGCAGATTGGGTAGATGCTGAAACATTTGTTAAACGTGGGCGTGAAATCAATCCTATTCTTAAAGCCAATAATGAAAGGCTTAAACGAGAGATTGAAGATTTGCGTAAGCAGGTAGAAGAAACTAGTCTCTCTGCAAAAGAGTTTAAGAAGTTTCAACAAGCATCTGTAGAGCGTCAAGTACAAGATTATCAAGAGCAGATCACTGCTTTGAAACGTGCTAAAGCAGAAGCCCATTCTGATGGAGATGGCGATAAAGTAGTTCAGATTGAAGATCAGATTGATGAGATTAAGGAAGCACAGAAGCAAGCAAAAGAAATAAAGGAAGAGGTCCCTGTTAAAGTAGAAGCTAAACCTGATCCTGATTTTGTTGCTTGGAAACGTGAGAATGATTGGTATATGAAAGACAAACGCCTTACTGCTATTGCAGACTCAATTGGCGACGAACTACGTTCAGAAAATCCTAGTCTTGTAGGACGAGATTTCTTGGATGAAGTAGTAGCAAGGGTCAAAGAGGAGATGCCGCATAAATTTGGTAATACCTCTCGTGAACGCCCCGCTGCTGTAGAAGGTTCTACTGGTAGTAAGCAAGTAGGTTCTAAGAAAGCAAAGACCTATGATAATCTACCAGCAGATGCAAAGACCGCCTGTGATAGCTTTGTTCGCAAAGGGTGGTTGACTAAAGAAGAATATATCAGCAAATACGACTGGAACTAATAGAGATAGGAGATATAGAAATGCCCGCACCTAAGACAATTGAACAAAAGAAACAAGAAGCTCTCGCCAAAACATCCACTCAACCAGTGGGCGAATCAAAAGATCTTTCTCGGCCACGTCGCCGAACAGGCGCTTTTGGTGGGCTAAATAAGAAACTTGAGGTAGACTCTAGGATTGAAGGTTACCATCTTCATTGGTTGAATGATGTTCCCGGACGTATCTCCGGCGCTCTAGAAGCGGGATATGAACACGTTAAAGAGAAAGAAGTATTCGGGTATACCGATAGCGAGGAATTTGTAGTACGTCATGCAGGAACTACTGAAAAGGGTGATGGTATGGCTACCTATCTCATGAAGATTCGTGAAGATTGGTATGAGGCAGATCAAAAGGATGTGCAGTCTTTGAATGATAAGTTTGATGATGCAATCCGCAGTGGTAAATTGGAAGCTCCTGCTCATTCTTATGGGCAAGAGAATATTAAGTATTTAAATAAATAAGGAGTTTTAAAACATGGCAAACGTAAACAAACCGTTTGGCTTCTCTCCGTGGCGGCATATTAACGGCTCGCCTTGGAATCAGCAAGTCAATACATACTACATTGCAGCGGCAGATACCAACGTATACTTTGTTGGTGATCCTGTAAAAAGCGCAGCTACGATGGATGTAAATGGCGTTCCGGGGGTGCTTTTGGCCGCTGGTACTGATACTGTGCGAGGCGTAATTGTAGGGATTTTGCCTATTAATCCGGGCCCTAGTACCTCTCTGGTTGGTGCTTCTCTTGCTCTTGAAGATAGCGCAATCTTGATTGGTGCGAGTAAAACTAAGGATTATTATGTCTTGGTAGCAGATGCACCTGATATTATCTACAAAGTGCAGATGGATAATGGCACTAATACTGGTAGTATCACTGTTGCTGCAAGTGCTAACAAAAATGCCAGCTATACTGCAAATACCGCTACTACGGGTGTTCAAAGTAACGCTGTTGTTTCTGCTGCTACTATTGCAACTACCAGCACTTTGAATGTTAAACTGATGGGCCTGATTAATGATCCTGTTACTAACAGTGGTGTATCTACTACTGGTACTACTGGTCAGTATGCAGTGTGGTCTTGCATGTTTAATCAACATGAATTGATGGGCGGCACTACCGCTGTTTAATAAGGAGAAATAAATATGGGTATTATTAATACGGCCACTCACCCAAAAGCACTTTGGCCCGGTGTAGAAGCATTTTGGGGTAAGAAGTATAATGAGCATCAGACAGAGTGGGACAAACTGTTTGACAAATACACCTCTGATAAAGCATTTGAAGAAAATGTAAAAATCGTAGGTTTTGGTGTTGCTCCCGTTAAAGCACAAGGTGCATCTGTGACTTACGATAGTGAACTGCAAGGTTATACTACTCGTTTCACGCATGTGGCTTATGCGCTTGGTTATATGGTAACGCATGAGGAAATGAAAGACAATCTGTATACTGAGGTCTCCATGACTCGTGCAGAGGCGCTTGCTCGTTCCTTCCGCCAAACCAAAGAGCGTGTAGGTGCTGCTGTTTACAATCGTGCCTTCTCTGCCTCCTATCTTGGTGGTGATGGTGTTCAACTGTGCTCTACTGCACATACGAATACCTCTGGTGGTACTTTCAGTAACCGTTTGACTGTTGATGCTGATCTTAGCGAAACCGCCATTGAAGATTTGATTATTCAGATTATGAATTCCACGGATGATCGTGGTCTACTCGTGAATCTGATGCCTAAGTCTTTGCATGTGGCTACTGCTAATCACTTCAATGCTCATCGCATTCTGAAAACGCCATATGCTGTAGGTTCTGCAAATAATGACATTAATGCTATTAATAGTCTTAATGCTGTTCCTGCTGTGTATGTTAACCACTACTTCACTGCACCCCAAGCATGGTTCATCCGTACTGATGCACCTAATGGTATGAAGTATTATGAACGTGAAGGTATCTCCTTTACGCAAGATAATGACTTTGATACCATGAATGCTAAGGCTAAGTCCTATGAGCGTTACAGCTTTGGTTGGACTGATCCTCTGGCGGTGTTTGGCAGCAACGGCCCTTGATTCTAATTAATTGATTTATAAAGGGTTTTATGAACAAGCCATTAAAGAAAGACTATGATAAGGATTACAAAGCCTTTAATAGAGACTACCAAAGATGGTATCGTAAG